GGAATGAAAATATACGTAAACTAATTAATAAAGTAGTTTTTTCATAAATAAGTTTTGGTTAGTAACTCCCTGCCTCTTCGGAGGTGGGGTTTAAAAAAAAGAAAGATGAAATTAAAATCAAATAGACTATCAAGCTTAAGTCAGTACATTGATGTGATTAGAAAAACATCACTATCTTATTCGGTAAGGTATTTAAATATATTAGATTGGAGCGACTTCTTAAAACAACCAATAACAGAGGGTATGTTTTGGAATAAGTTAAATAAGCCAGATAGAAACAATTTCGATTTACAACATAAAGTTGGTAATGATGCATATTTTAGCGAACTTAAAGCCTACGAAGCAGCAGAAAAAGAGGTGATATTTAAGGGGTGGGAATATAAAAAAGAAATAAGAAATTCAGGAGGTAATTATACGCATATATTAACGAATGGCAAAATAGAAATATATGTGCAATGGGGAGGCTTTTATTTAAATGGCGAAATTGAGATAAAAACCCCCGAAGACCTAGCAAACGCAACAAATGGAGAACTAATAATAAATTTTGAGATATGAAAAACCTAACACTAATACTACTAGCCTTAATGTTGTTTTCTTGTGAGATGACAAAGACATACGAAATGATTTGCACAAAGAAAATAGAAATTAACTGGTATGTGCAGGAGTTCCCCAAATTCACCTACGAACTAGATTTAGATAATAATCTAGGAGTAAGAGTAATAATCGACAAAAACATCTTTACAAATTATGAAATTAACGGTAATTTTATTACCTTTAAAGTTACTAAGGAATTGAAAGATAGGTGTTTGGTAGAGGTTTTAGTCGAAGTTATGAAGGGAATTGAAAATGTTCCTGAGAGTGAGAGGGGAGAGGTTGAGATTGTGGAAGTGTAACGATAACGAACATAAAAAAATAAATGTACATAAACAAAAGAGAATTGAGCAATATAAAGCAAGCTATTAATAAGCTGCAGGATATAATCGAAGAGCAAAGCGATTGGCAAAATGCACAATTTCCAGAAGGGATACATTTCGCAAGAGAGTTAGCTAATGAATGCGAAAAACATATCGAAAGGGTTTATGAGCGAGAAGTGCGAAAGCGGGCTAAACGTATAATTAAAAAACGTGAAAACGAACATAAAAAATAAAGGATTATGAAAGCAAAAGATATAATAAAAAATAGCGTAAAAATTGAAACAATATACGAAAATATAAAGCGCACTAATGAAAGTAATCAATATAAAATATTCTATCCCAATAGTGTTTTTATTGATGAAAATATAAAACTTAAGTTAATTGAAGACGGATTTAAAGTTTATAAAGGTGATTGGGATAAAATAATCCCAGATGCTTTAATTATAGAATGGTGATTTGCAATAACAAATAATATTTCCTATCTTGCACTCAATTAAACAATACAATAAGTAGCTTTTCTCAACACAACATGGCAGCCCTTTAAACTTCATGGGCTGCTTCCTATTTGGATATGTTGCTAATAATTAATATCTTTGACCTATGGCTTATGTACTGCAATCAACAGTGGACGATACAAAATATTTAGCAACGATCTTAGATAAATCGAACACCCCTATATTTATTGACGATCCAATAAGGTCACTAACAATGTCTACGATATCTAAAATAAATCAAGTTAAAGAATTGGTTGATCATCCAGTTAAAGCGTATGAGGTATGAAAAAAATACATGTTGAAAATATAAAAGCAGATATTGATAGCATAAAAGTGTCGCAGGATAAAGAGGATGATTCGAGGATTAATGTTACATTTAACGTAAATGCAATACAAGATTATGAAAAATACATAAAAGAAAACAATCTAAACTATGGCATACAATAAAGAAGAAATATACAAAGAAACATTAGAACTAATAGAAGAGCATAAGCTTTATTTTATCGAAGATATTGTGTCTTTTTTGCCATGTTCTAAGCAAACGTTTTATGATTTTTACCCCATTGATTCTGACGAAATGGACGTAATTAAAAAGCAACTCAGTAAGAATAAGGTAAATACGAAGGTTCAGATAAGGAGAAAACTTGAAGATGGCAAAAGCGCAGCTGAATTATTAGCTATGTATAAATTAATTGGAACAGAAGAGGAAAGAAAGAGGTTGTCATCTACTTATATAGACCATTCAAGCGGAGGCAAAGAACTGAAAGGACTAACAGAAGAGGAAAGAGAGGATAGAATAAAAGAACTAAAACAGAAGCTTAATATAAGTGAATGATCAGCTTGAAATATTAGAAGAATTATATACCCTTGAAAGAGATAAGTTAAGAGATCAAGCGAGGTATGATATACTTGCTTTCACAAAATACACAAAAGAAGACTACTTAACAAACTGGCATCATAAATATCTTTGTGACAAACTTAACAAATTTGCAAAAGGAGAAATAAAGAGAATGATGGTATTCATGCCGCCTCAACACGGCAAGAGCGAATTAACATCAAGACGTTTACCTGCTTATATGCTAGGCAGGAATCCAAATTTAAGAATAGCTCTTTGTGCTTATAATTCGACATTTGCTAGCAAATTCAATAGGCAAGTGCAACGAATAATGATAGACCAATCATATCGGGATGTATTTCCAAATACTAAATTAAATGATAAAAACGTAGCTACAGATAGTAAAGGGTCGTATTTAAGAAATTCAGAAGCGTTTGAAGTGGTAGATAAAAACGGCTCTTTTATTTCGGTAGGAGTAGGAGGAGGTATAACGGGTAATCCTGTAGATATTGCGCTGATTGACGATCCTATAAAAGGAGCAGAAGAGGCAGGATCGCAAACTTATAGGGAGAAATTATGGGAATGGTACACAACAGAGTTGGAAACGAGATTGAATAATAATAGTCAAATATTAGTAACGTTAACACGGTGGAATGTTGATGATTTAGCGGGGAGAATATTGAAACACAGCGAGCATGAAGACGCAAGAAATTGGGAGGTTATATCTTTCCCTAGAATAAAAGTGAACGATACAGACAAAAGTGACCCTAGAAAAATTGGAGAGGTGTTGTGGGAAGAAATGCACTCTTTAGATTCGGCAATTGAGGCAAGACAGCGAAATATAGTTAAATTCGAGGCATTGCAGCAGCAAAACCCTAAGATTATGGAGGCTGGGTGCGAGTTTTATAAAGCGTTCAGAGAAAGTGAGCACGTTAGTGAATGTACGTATAATAGCAATATAGCTCTTCATTTATCTTTAGACGAAAACGTACATCCTTATATAACATGCACTATATATCAGATAATAGGAAAAGATATATACCAGATAGATGAAATATGTCTTTCTCATCCAAAAAACACGTTAAAAGACCTTGCAAATAGATTTATAGAAAAATACCCGAATCATACATCTGGCGTGTTTGTGTATGGAGATGCAACTAGCAGAAAAGAGGATACTAAACTTGAAAAAGGACAAAACTTTTTTACTTTATTCTGCAAATATATCTCAAGGTATTCACCAAATACACGACTGCCAAGAGCTAATGCATCCGTAGCAATGAGAGGGAATTTTATAAATGAGATACTAGAGAGTAATTACGGCGATATATCAATACATATTAACAAATCATGCCACAACTCAATAAATGACTTTAGATTCACAAAAGAAGCTCCAGACGGCACGAAGCACAAGCAAAAGGAGAAGGATATAAGGACAGGCATATCATACGAGAAATACGGACATACTAGCGATACTTTTGATTATTTGATAACAGAAGCTTTTAGAAGCGAATATGCAAGATTTCAGCGTAGAAACATGGATGTGACACAAGTAGTAGGACATAGAAAAAGAATAAGATAATGGCAGTTAAATTTTATAAAATACCAAACGAATCAGATATATTTGCGAATACAAATAAGCCATTCGCAATAACAGGCGGCGCAATACAAGCCATTAGGAGCACAGTTTTCAATATCAACCTTGGAGATATTGAAACAGAGGAAAATATTTCAGTGTCCGAATATGGGACGCCCATAATGGATGTTTTAGAATTTCCAGATGGTGCATACATTGATTTACAGGGTGATTTAATCACATACGGAGGCATTACAAATGCAGCCGTAATACTAGAAGTCAGCCAAGGTAAAAATATAGTCAAAACACCGATTCAAGGAAGGAACGGGACAATACAAGAATATGTTAGCGATGGTGATTACCAGATTAACGCCAGGGGGTTTATTACCTCAAAAGACAATATTATTCCTTTGGATGACGCTAAGTTATTTAGGGAGATAATGCAAGTGCCGCAAGAAATAGAGGTAGTTAGCCAGTATCTAAATGAAATATTTGATATTAACCAAATAGTTATAGAATCATTTGATATGCCACAGGCAGAGGGGTATAGAAATCAAATTCCTTTTACTTTTCAGGCTATAGGCTACAATCCTATAGATTTAGAAGAAATAGAGTAAATTCATGTTTTAGCTTTTAGTTTGTGTAAAAGGGTCGGCTTTAATTAGTCGGCTCTTTTTTATAATAAAAATGCACAAAAATACGAGGGTATTAATAATTTATTGTTATATTTGCATAGAATTAACATGATAAGATCATGGAAGTATTAGAGTTAATATTTAGGAGCTTG